GGATGAAGCATCCGCCTGGCTGAGCTATGAACTGATTTCCGCTTGCGAGCATGACCATGCCGGCATCCCGGAACTGTATGACGGGCACCCGGTGTTTGTCGGAGTGGATATCGCTGCCCGGCATGATCTGTTTGTGATTGTTGTGCTCGAAGCCGTGGGCGATGTGTTGTGGACCCGTGAAATCATAGCGAAAAAACGCATCAGTTTCTCCGAACAGGATGACCTGCTGGCCGACGTGTTTAAACGATACAACGTGATCCGGTGCTGTATGGATCAGACGGGTATGGGTGAAAAACCAGTGGAAGATGCAAAACGCAAGCATGGGGATCTGCGGGTGGAAGGGGTGATTTTCTCAACCGCCAGCAAACTGTCCCTGGCCACCATCGGCAAGGAAGCCTTTGAGGACCGGAAAATCCGCATCCCCATGGGCGATCCTGCTTTGCGGGCGGATCTGCACAAACTGCAAAAAGTGACCGGCCCGACCGGCACCCCGCGTTTTGTGGCGGAATCCGACAGCGCAGGGCATGCCGACCGGACATGGGCCTGTTTTCTGGCATGCAGCGCCGCGTCCGAACCGACAATGACGATCGATTTTGAATCCACCGGCCGCAAACGGGCATCGGCCCGAATGAATAATTTTATGAGGCAATGATGGAACAAGCAAAAAACACAAAAAACCCGGTGGTTGATGAAATAGCGACCGCGAAAAAGGATCTGGATATCTACGCGGGCTGGACGAACCTTCTGGAAAATCCGGACCCGATCCTGCGATCCGAAGCCAGCGGCAAGGGCATGAAACTGTACGATGAAGTTGAACGCGACGGCCATGCCGGTGCGGTGCTTCAGCAGCGGTTTCTGACGGTGGTTTCCCGTCCCTGGGACGTGATCCCGGCCGATGACAGCCCACGGTCCGACGAAATTGCCGAGTTCGTCAAGGAGGCCATGGGCAATGCCAATTTCTTGCAGGCCATGGCCGAACTTTTGCTGGGCATTCTTTATGGCTTTTATGTGCTCGAAGTGATGTGGAAGGAAAAAGCCGGCCGATATGTGATTTCCAAGTTCCGGGCCAAACATCCCAAACGGTTTAATTTTACCGTGGATCGGGACTTGCGCCTGCTGACGCCGGAGAACATGATCGACGGCGAACCGGTACCGGATAAGAAGTTTATCGTTTTTTCTTATGGCAGCTCAGACAACCCCTACGGTAAGGGGCTGGGCCAAAAGATGTGGTGGCCGGTATGGTTTAAAAAGCACGGCATCAAGTTCTGGATGATCTTCCTGGATAAATTTGGGAGCCCCACGCCGGTGGGCAAATACCCACCCGGCGGGGATAAGGAAAAAACCCACAAGGACAAACTGCTCGACGCCATTGACGCGCTTCAGCAGGAAACCGGGGTGGTGATTCCCGACGGCATGTCCATTGAGCTGCTGGAAGCCACACGCGGCGGCCATGTGACCTATGAAAGCCTGTGTGAATACATGGACAAACAAAACACCAAAACCGTGCTTTCCCAGACCGGCACCACGGACATCTCCGATGCCGGGGCCTATAACGCCTCACAGACCCTGGATGAAGTCCGTCAGGCCATTTGCGAAGCGGACGCGGATCAGGTGTGCGAGTGTTTTAACGAGACCCTGGTTCCCTGGCTGGTGGATTATAATTTTGCCGATGTGACCGATTATCCCGAGTTTGTCATCCATACCAAGCCGAGCAAGAACTCCAAGGATCACGCGGAAACCGATGAGATCCTGATTAAAAATCTGGGCCTGAAAGTCGGCAAAAAATATCTGTATGAGAAATACAATATCCCGGAGCCGGAAGCCGGTGAGGAACTGCTGGAACTGCCGGCGGCCTTGTCTCAAACAGAACCGGTGCCGGCCAGGCAGGAAGCGGCCGGAAAAGAAACGAAAAATGTAAAATTTTCCGAATTCAGCGAGTCGCTGCCGGATCAAGCCTTTCAGGATGAAATCGACAAACTGGTGGACCGCCAGGTGGGGTTTGCCATTCCCGTGTTTGCGAAAAACATTGCGATCGTCAAGGCGTATCTGGCCAAAACCAAAAGTTTGAAAAAAGCTGAAACCGGGCTGCCGGACCTGCTGGACCGGCTGGATAGTGACCGCCTGGCTTCGGTTCTCTCCCGGGGGCTGAACGCCGCCTGGGAGATTGGCGAGGAAAGCGTGGGCGATGGCGCGGATTTTTCAGAAGTCCTGTGGGGCCCGGGCACGGTTTTTAAGACCGCCATGGAATATTTCGAGGCCCGCAGCTTTTACATCAGCCGGGTGTCCAATGCCGATATTTTATTTTTGGTGGAAGATGAACTCAAACAGGCCATGGAAGGCGGGATGACCCTTGATGACTTTAAAGAAAATGTTGACGGAATTTTTAAAACCGCCGGGGTGGACCCGCTGTATCCCTATCACATTAAAATTATCTTCCAGACCAACCTGCATATCAATTACCAGGGCGGCCGGTATTTTCAGATGAAGCGCCCGGCCGTGGTCATGACCCGGCCTTTCTGGCGATATATCGCCGTGGCCGACGGCAACACCCGGCCGGCCCACTGGGCCAATCACGGAAAAATTTTCCCCCATGACCATGCGTTCTGGGATACCTGGTATCCGCCCAACGGGTACAACTGCCGGTGCACGGTGGTGAGCGTGTCCCGGCGCGAAATGGATAAAAACGGCTGGACCGTGGAAACAAAAGACCCCACCGGCCGAATGGTTGAACCCACGGACCCGGCCACGGGCGTAAAAATGATGCCCCGAAACCTGATGCCGGATACCGGGTGGGCCAAAAATGTGGCGGCCGAGACCTGGACCGTGGATTTTTCGAAATATTCGCCGGTCCTGGCCGCGTCGCTAAAAACAAAACTGGGGGATATGCATGCCTGAGACTGCGCCGACATATCTGTGGGATGACGCGGCTTTTCGGAAAATAATCCGGGACATGATCAAACGCTGCGGGAACCTGCTGCCCGCCCACGAGATCGCCGGGGAGATTGTCCATGCCTCTATTCTGCGGAATTTCGAGGAAGGCGGACGGCCGACCCATTGGCCGGATCTGGCGGAGAGCACTAAAAAACAGCGGGCGAAACAAGGTAACTGGCCGGGTCAGATTCTGGTTCGGACCGGTGCGCGAAACGGACTGATGGGGGCGGTGAATTATGACGCCACGCCCACGGAGGTGGTCTGGTCGGGAAACAAACCGTATTCCGCCATTCAGAATTTCGGCGGCATGGCGGGCCCGGGCAGAAAGGTAAAAATACCGGCACGGCGGCATATGATGATCCAGGATGACGACTGGGACGGAATGACCCATGCCATACAACAATTTATTTTAGAGGTGTGATCATGAATTTAAAGTTTAAAGGCTTTGACGACTATGTTGAAATTTTCAAGGGCGGGATGCAGAAAGCCGGCGACGGCAGCGAACATGACGGGGATGCGCTGATTGAAAACGCGGTTGCCTCTTTTAACGCAAAAAACCATGAACCCCCGGCCGTGATCGGGCACCCCACAGACAACGGCCCGGCATGGGCCTGGGTGGAATCGCTGAAAGAAGAGGTCGTTGACGGCACCAAAACGCTCATGGCCCGGTTCAAGCAGGTGGTCCCCGAATTTGCGGATATGGTGGAAAAAGGACTGTTTAAAAAACGCTCCGCCGCCTTTTACCCGGACGGACGGCTCCGGCATGTGGGGTTTCTGGGCGCTGCCCCGCCGGCGGTCAAGGGCCTGACGGATATCGGGTTTTCGGATACGGACGCCGCCGGCCTGGTGACGTTTGAGTTTGAAGAATCAGCGGCGGACACCCCGAACAGCATGGTGCGGTTTTTTGTCGGTTTCAAGGAATTTATTGCCGACAAATTTGGAAAAGACACGGCGGATCAGGTGTTTTCCGCTGCCGATACAAACCCGATGAAAAGAACCCCAAAAATTCCGGCTGAAAAGATCCCCGCCGGGTCAACCAACAAAAAAGGAGAATCAGGAATGGAATTTACCCAGGAACAACTGGATGAACAGATTGCGCAGGCCAAAAAGGATGCCCGCAAAGAAGTGGAGACGGAATTTGCCGAAACCGCCCGTCAGAATCGCTCAGAGGCCGAAAAAAAGCAGATAACCGCTTTTTGCGCAGACATGGTCAAGGCGGGCAAGATTGCCCCCGTATGGATCGATGGCGGTTTTAAGGAGTTTTTGGAATCACAGGTCGGGGCCGAGGTCATTGAATTTTCCGAAGACAAAAAACAGACGCCCCTGGAGTGGGCCCTGGATTTTTTTGAACACCAGGTGCCCAAGCTGGTGGATTTTTCGGAAATCGCCGATCGGGGCAAGGACGTTTTAACCGGCAATGCTGGTGAGAAGCTCGAAGCCCTGACCCAAAAACGCCTGACGGAGAACAGGGAACTGACGTATAGCGCCGCGTTTGCCGAAGTCCAGACGGAACGGCCGGACCTGGCAACGGAATACCAGCAGGAAATGACGGGATAAAACAGGTAGAAGGCAGAAGGTTTAAGGCTGAAGGGCTTAAGGAATAGGCCAGTTTTAAACGCCTGACCCGGCCCAAAATACATTAAAACCAAAAACAAGGAGAAACCCATGACAACCGAAAACGGAGTGCTTGATATTCCCATGGAGGCGGCAGAGGACCTGTCCGACTACCAGTATCATTTTGTGGTGAGAAACAGCAGCGGCGAGGCCCGGCTGCCGGATGCGGACGGAGAGATTGCCGAAGGCATTTTGCAAAACGCGCCCGAATCCGGCGAAGCGGCCCAGGTCCGTGTGATCGGCGATTCCAAGCTGGTGGC